CATTGCTGCATACGGCACTCGATCAAGCGCCGCCAAACAAGTTGAGCGGATGCTTGACGTTGACAGCCTCAAGCTCCCACCTGCTGGTCAGGCTGTGGGGTGCACTGGCGAACAAATCAACCTGGGAAGCCATCCGAAAGCGAGGGTCACTTTTGACGCTCGCAAAGGATATGAGGCGGCCAAAACGATCCCTGATTGGCAACTTCAACTCGGGTTCTTGAGCAGGCCCGAGCAAGACTCTTGCGACCGAATCACGGACCTGGAGGTAACTCTTCGCGTTCTCACAGCCATCTATTTCCAAGCAAACCTCGCTGATTCTGAGGATCGTGAGGACTGGCAAACTGCCAAAATGGTCGGGGTGTGCAACCACTTGGAAAAGGCGATTGCGCTGCTGGGTGTCTACCCTGCGTTCGATGAAATGATCGGTGGGGGTCACGCTGTGTTTAGCAGCCCTGGCAAGCCATGGGAGACCCCTCAAGCGAGGCTGGAACGGCTTTGCATCGAAGCTCACGTCCAAGAGGCCAAAGCTGTTCAGGCGCTTGAATGGCTTGAACGCTACGACCAGGGCGTAATCCAAGCAACTGATGAACAGTGGGACGAACGGATGGATGTCGTTGACCAGTTCCGCGACCTCAATGAAACCATCGACCGACTTGCACGATTGATTCGATAACCACCACAACACCCCAAGGAGGGAACCATGAATACCAAACAACTACTCAACTCTTACTTCAACAACTTTGAGGCCTGGTCTGACTTTCGTCAGATCGGGTCCGCGAGTGCCAGCATTGCTCAGGCGCTGCAAAACCCTGGGGTGCATGCCTTTCTGTCCCAGAATGACGTGGACCTGTTGCTCAAACAGCAGGAACGAATTGACCGGTACCGCTTTCGGGTCATGGATGTGGATCGCATTCTTGAGGCCAACCATTGGGTGCCCGGTGAGGAGCCGGATTCCGCATGGGTCAATGAGCGGCGAGCCAAAAGAATCCTCCAGTTTTTCTGTGAGCAGGCCGAAAATCATGCGCTCCGCACTGGTACTGAAAACAAGCTCGCAGCAGTGATCCAGGCTCACATCAGAGGGCTCAAAGATTTGAAATGGAACGAGGCAGAGGGCTGCTGGATGGATGCCAAGATGGAGAACCAATACGTCATCATTACCCTTCCTGACGGGCTGTCTGCACCCTATGAACCATGCTGGGATGGCTATTTGCAGCGCGACATGATCACCTGGATCAATGAGTTCGTTTGCACATACTTTGACAACATTGGGCTACGTGGCACTGCTGCCGGTGATCGGAAATGGGATGCTTTTCTGGACCCGGCAGAACTCGGACGGAGCATGACAAAGCTTGCTGAGCGATTGCAACAGCGGATCAACGTCAAACTGCGTTTGAGGCAGATGCGCCGGGAAGAGGCTGTTGAACAGGCATCCATTCAGTAGCAGACCTTAGCTCAAGAGGGGCAGCCCTCTTGGGCCTGGGCCTGCCACTGAAGGCCGGAACAACTTCCCAAGGAGGGAACAATGAGTGAAGACAACAACGTAATCAACCTGAATGAGTGGTTTGACAGGCCCTGGGACCTGTTGAAAGCCGTCAAATACGTGCATGCTATTTGGGCTCCGGAAGACCTTGAAAGCGGAGAACTGGCGGCTACTGTGATCCACACTGGTGGCAATCAGCAATACATGAGCACCGTGACTTCCTTTGGCATGGTTTCAGGCGACAACCCAATCCTGTCAAACTACATCGTGTTTTACCGAGCACTGCCTCAGCGGTTTGATCGACCACAAGAGCGATCAGCAGCCCAGCGCGAAATCATCGACACAATCACGAAGCTCGGTGAGGGTGGGTTCACCCCAACGATTGAGTTCCGCTGGATTGACCCCAACACGGGCGAAATGGTCGGAGGGCTCTGGGATGATTGGAAAAGCTCAGGGATGCCGCTTGCACGGTGGGACATCGAATGGATGAGGATGTGGCAAGTTGGCCCAGTGAAGGACAAGCGGGGCGAGTTTGTGACCGAGCCTGAATGGAGGGCAATGACCCGAGTACAGAAAGTGACCTTGGTGATCGACAGCTACCTGTTCGTGGAGGTGGAATAATGGGTCGGCAACTGAGAGCAGGGTTTGTGGAACGGGTGGTCAGATATGGCGAAACCATTCAGTACGACTTTGAACCGGTCTACCGGTTCTTGGTCGTTAGTGGGTTTGTGTCTGAGCGCCACTATGATGAAACGCCACTGTTGTACGACAACGGCGACAGGTGCCCATGGGCCAAGGACTGCTACGTGTGTGAGGAAACGAACCACGTGAACAACATGCACAGAGATCCAGCCAGCTACCACTCCAACGGAGAGGAGTTGGTCTGTGATTTTTGCCTACCAAAATCAGCCCTTGAGCTAATGGTATTTTGGGAGCACTTTAGCAATGATCCCAACTACTTGATCGACGAGCTTTGGAAGTGCCATCCTTGGCAATTGCGTCTGATCGCTGACTTGAGAGAGGAGTACGGCACCTACGCGCACGCGTATCGAACAATCAAATCAACACCAAAAGGAGGTGAAGAATGAAGCCAAAAAAACCATCAACCGTTCAATGGATTGAGCTTGTGATCACTGAGTCACTTGCTCGCTCCAAGCGACTTGAAATCGTGAGGAATGCCAAGCGACCATTTGAGCAAAAGTTCCTACCCCAATCGATTCGATTGTATTGGGACAGGGCACTCTACGTGTATTGGGACAACCGGCACAGCGCGTGGATGCTTGTGGATAACTTTGAGGAGGGGGAGCGTTCGCTCCTCTATTACCCGAGCCGTGATCAATGGTGCGTAACTCGGCCCCAAGACCATTCCGAAACATTCATCACACACGAGGAGGCTGAATCAATCGCACACACCATGTATCCGCTCACCAGGTTCAAGCGGATCTACCTGGAGCGGACTCACTATGACCGAGCAATCACTTGTAACAACACTGAACTCAACAACACCCAAGGAGGGAACCATGAGCAGGCTTGACAAGGAATACAACGGATGGAAAAACTACGCTACTTGGAACGTAGCATTGTGGATCCAAAACACTGAGGCGTACTACCGCCTTGCGATCAGCTTTAAGGACGGCATTCTTTCCGAACAGAAGGGCTGCTACAAGCGGTTCATTTTGGGCGTGCGATTCATGCACGGTCCAATCGTTGGAGGCCTGTCTGATCAACCTAAACTACTCGAAACACGCGATGGAGTTCTGTGGCTGGATGACAGCCTTGACTACACTGCACTTGACTACATGGTCTACACCATGGCTCACGTGGATCGCATTCTTGGGGAGGAGGGGTAATGGCTTCAATATACAGGCTGTTCATCACCGGGGTTGTCGTTACTGACGACCAGGATCCGGCACATTGGGAAATGGAAACCCTGGTCCGCGAGATGCACGGGATCAGCGTTGAGTCAAAGCCACTTGAGGAAAAGGTGGAGTGGCCTCAAAAGCCACGAAAAAAACGCTCATACACTTGCTCGATTTGCGGAGGCAGGCACAGCGCTCGATTCTGCCCTCAAAGGAGGGGTCATGGGTCGTCGTAAAAAGCAGGTGTTCAATCTGACTGATAGGGATGGGAAGCGCTTCAGGCTAACCGTTCAACCTGAGTTCAATGAAACGATTGAGGGGTGTGTGCTGCGGCATCTCCACGGTCGCAATCTTAGTATTCGCAGCTACAACACAGTCGTCAAAGCTTCACTCCTGGACGAGGAAGCACGGCGCCAATCCCAAGGAGGGAAAAACCATGTTTGAGAGAATCACAAACGAGAACTACAACGAGGTGAAAACCGAGTTCAACAATGAGAAGATGTCATTCTTTGCTGAGTTGGGGCTCATGGGCGGTATTACCATGCTCCACAACCGCGAGTACATCAACCACGAAGGGCTCCAATACCTGGCAAAAAAGCAGGGTATTCGCGCTCAACGTGTCCGGCTGATCACGGAACTGTGCCGTCCTGCTGAGAACTTCTGGATTGCGGAGGCAACAGTGATTGACAAGGACGGAAACATCTACATGGATGTTGCTGATGCCAGCCCTCAAAATGTAGGCAAGGCAATAGCTAATGCTTGCCCGAGAATGGCCTCTACTCGCGCGACCAACAGGTGCCTACGCAAAGTGCTCACAGGGCCTGGAGTCGCTCTTGTGAGCGCTGAGGAGCTACCTGAAGCGTTTGACAGCAGTGACCCAGACTTGGGAGGTGTGAAATGAAGCCCTGGCCTCATGTGCAATTGCAAACGCCCAAGCGGTTCACTTTCACGTACCGCGAGGGCTTGAGCAAAACTGTGGAGGTTGTGATCCACGCTCGCAGTGAAAAAGCGGCTCGCAAAAAGCTCGCCAGTCAACACCCAAAAAACGCTCACACAGCCGAGCTAAAGGAGGAGCAGGATGTCGGGTTTTTGTACTGAGCTTGTATCGATTGCTCTTGGTGGCGCTCTTGTCTGGCTGCTACTAGCTGCTCCGGGAGGTATGTAATGATGCCGCCAGACCAAGGAGCGAGGCTCCTGAACAGGATGCAGCCTCTACTCGTGAGCTTTGAGCGCGTAGCACAACTGATGGCGCTTGAACTGTATGACGAGGCGTTCGCCTTGCTGATGGAGTTTCACAAGAACTCCCTAGCGTTGTCGCGCGATTATCGACAACACATGATCGGCGAGGATGATTACAATCGCGCTGTGAATGATTCCCACGTGAGGAGTCTCAAAATAGCGAAGGATTTGATCGACCTGGCATGAAGTAAAAGAGCCGAGCCCAATAGGACCCGACTCAAACACGGACGAGAGGCGTACCGAATAATGCCCTAAAACGGTACGTACTCTTGTCCGTCCTGGTTTTGATTTGATGGACTCCCTAAGTCAACCGCCTGCTCCCCCGAGTCGGACAGGCGTTGGATCTGATTGGCGGCGATCTCCCAAGTGACTTTTTCCATGCCATCTTTACCAGTGTACTTGTTACGGCGAGGGGTGCCTTTGGCGAAGATTTGATCGCCTTTGGTCCACCCTTGACAGAGCGCCGATTGTTGGCCGAACACTTTGACAGTGTGCCAAGAACTGAACGTGCGCTTTTCGCCCTTCACCATTTTGAGTTCATCAACCTGAACCCTCAGCGAGCAAAGCGCGTAGTTTGCACCCTCGAAAAACTTGGGGTCCTCCTGGAGCACCCCGATCAACTGTGTCTCAATAAAGCCCATTTTTTCCTCCTTGGACTTGCTCAACGTAACGGACAAAGGCTGTGAGGGCCAACACCAAGGAGGGAGGTATTCGGCACACAAGACCAACACCCTCACAGCCAGACCGTCACACAGGTTCCGTTTCCGGCTCAGGCTTGGGCTCAGGCGTAAGCTCAGGCTCAGGGGCTGGCTCAGGGGCTGGCTCAGGCTCAGGGGCTGGCTCAGCGGCTTGCTCTGGCTGCTGGCCCTGGTCGCCCAAAAAGTGGCACGTTCCAAGAGTGGTGCTGATTACAATCGCGCTGCCAACGACAGCAACTTGCGGGTTCAGTTTTTCTTTGAGTTTCATGGCTCGGCCTTGATAACTGTGTAGGTAAAAGTGGGCTTCCAGTTCGGGTGCGTTTCAATCTGTCTCCGACACAAATCAATGAACGAATCGAAGTCCTTGGAGCGAGCGAAAACAGTGCATCCAGCGGACCACTTATCCACTCGCGTCGAGTGTGTCCCAGCCTTATGGATGTTGCACCCAAAAAACCCCTCTTGGATTGTGTCTGGATCCATGTCGATAACGTCATCCAGGTTGTTGTCACGGTACACTTTGATAGGCGCTGAGCGCTGACACAGTGCTACATACTTCCCTCGGTGCATGTCGAGCTTGTATGCGCCTCTGTACTGGCCCTCACAGATAATCGCGGTTCCCTCTTTGCGCCCATACACTTCGGGGTTGGCGAGGGTGAATCTGCCGGGGTCGGTAGTCACCTGCCAATACCGCACGATCCATGCTCCGTCCGCCTCATCTCGATAGGCACAGCACAGCAGGTCATCAAAGCTGTTCGCTTTGCGCTCGGCTGACCGGATGCCAATGATGTTCAGGTTGTATGCGCCCTTCGTGAACACCTTGTGCCCAAGCGCTTGAACGCGGTCCAAAATGGGGGGTAACTTTGCGCTCATTGTTCACCCCTCTTGAACACTGACAAATCATCTCTCCACAGATCCACAAGCACGTCGACCAACAGACCGATCAACCGTTTTTCCTGTCGCTCATTGAGCAGCGGAATATTGATTTTGTCATTGATCAAATCAACCACCCAAGCTCGTTTTTTCTTGCCGCTTTTGGGCTCCGGAAAAAGCTCCTCGGCCATCATAATGGCGTGCATGTACAATCGGCCCGTGTTCAGTTTTTTCATTTTGTCCTCACTTAAAAACAGATTACTGCTCATCAAGCGTATGGCATTGGATCAACTCCTTCAACAAAAGCTGATACGAATCGATCATGCCGTTGACTGTTGCCATTGCTTCAACAGTTTTTTCCTGTTCTGACTGACAGCTTTTTTGCTCGTGATCAATGCTGAGTTCTTGAGTGGGAGAGTGTTTGTTCTGAGTGCCAAACTGGATGTTTCCAATCGTTCCACCACCACCCAGGGCCATAATCACCCAGACCCAAGGAGGGAGCCTGGAAAACGGGCTTGAGCCCTCCTCATTCACGCTTCAGCACTCGCTCAAACAGGTCCTCGTACTTAGCTGTCATTTTAGTGAGTTGACGCCCCAGACGCCTGTTCTGCTGTATCAAGTAACCGATGAAGCCCATGGTCATACCCAGGTCCAGGTATTGGGCGACTACATCCCCCTCCATGCTACTGCTCCAGTAGCACGGCGAGGACTTGCATGATCACAACCGTAGCAAGGATCAATCCCTGAGCGGTTGCAATTTGCTTTTTGATGCTTGCCAGGTCGGAGCGAATAACGCTCACCTCAGCCTCCAGGGTGTCAGTCCTTTGACCAAGAACAGCGACATCTGTTTCAAGTTTGCTCACACGTTGTTCCATAGTTCCCCCTACAGCTTGCCGCGCAAATACCACATTTTTTCCGCCCCGTCAGCATCCGAGAATGATTCAGGCGTAGAATCAAACATGCAGATTTCACAGTTCTCCTGCTCACCAACAGCGTTGACCAGCGACTCAGCGCGAGTTTTTGTGCATTGGACAGCAGCATATTGAGAGTAACTGGAGCTACTTGAGGTGGTACCCATGTCCACGCCAAACAACTCACCACCTTCCACATCACTGACCACCTGAGTAGCCGTTGAGGCGCTCGTACATTTGAGAATGATGATTGTCATGATTTCAACGGCTCCCTGTTGGCAAGTGGCTGAATCAACATGCGAATACGCTTGATCTTCATCTCGCCCGCTTGTCCGGCGCTTGTATTGCTACCGAAAAAAATGGTCGGGTGAATGTAGTAGCCGTTGCTCCAACGAGTAAAGTTGTCGCGCCATGAAAACGAGGGGCTCCAAACTCGTCCGAACGGGTCGGTCGTTGAATATCCACCTGCCATCGCGGTACAACGGCTCCAGGTGCCTGTAGCAGACTCGCTACGCAAAGCGCCTGACGCAAAGACTATCGCATCGTTCGCGCCTGCTCCTGCTGTGTTTTGACCCTTCCACAAGGTACCCCAAGTTTCAGTAGCATTCGTAAACCGCGTTTTGTGACCCGTGCGGAACATGTTCGTCGAGGAGCTCCCCGAAGGTGCTCCACCCAGGTTTTTCTTCAGCATTGCTCCACCCCAGACCACATCCGTCCCTCCTGCGATTGGAGAGCCACCTTGATCCGATTCATACATGGAGAAACCAGCTACACACATAAAGTTATGAGCATGGTACGCGCCGATGCCACCACCGTGAATCGGTCCATCATCAGTGTTGAACTGGACTTCCAGCTTGAACTGGATGGCCTCGGGCTCAAAGATATGAGCGTCCCTGTTGGCTGGCTTGTCGATCCCTGCTGCAGTCCACCAACTGATAGGGTTCTTGCGTATCAATGCAATACCGTTGTTTGTGGTGCCTTGGATCTGATAGTCTCGGGCCGTTTCAAACCTTGCCCTCAACTCACCTCCATTTAGGTCACAGATCACGTCACTGTTGTCAGCGTTCCCGCTCTTCACCAGGTGCCAGCTACTGTCAGTTGGATCAAGCGGTAGCTCCTCCCAGTCCTCCCAAGGGTTGGTAGCACCTCCACCACCACCTCCGGCACCCTGGTCGGCTCGTCGCAGATTGCCTCTTCGTCCGATTACTAATGGTTTTCCGAATGGCATCTACCACCCCGCTTTGATGATGTAGACGGTAGTCACACTGTTGTCGGATGCACTTGCAACAACAGACTGATGGAACAGTTCACCAGTGGCGGAATAGTACTGAATCGGTGGGTCAGCCTGGTTTGAAACTGACGCTGCTGCAGTGCCGTTCTCAACTACTGTTTCAGTAGCAGCGCTGGAGCCAGAAACGGTCGTCAGCTTGGGATCAATCGTAGCAGCCGCTCCGGCTGTTTTGTCAGCCATCTGAGCGAGCACTCGGCCTTTTTTTGGCAGCCCACTAATCGTAGCAATGGAGCCAGCAGCAGCCTCCGTTTCAGTAATAGTTACCAAGTAGTCAATCCCACCCAAGTGAGTCACTACTGCATTGCCAGAGTACGCCATCGAACGATCCTTTTGTTTGAGTTGTTGTTGGGCCTCTTGTTATCCCACCGGAATGGTATCACGGGGCAAATCAGGAATCACTAACAGACTAAAAACAATCCCCTCGTCGGTCCATTCGACAGCCTGGACGAGCATGACTTGATCCGTAAAGTGGAGCTCCGCATCGGTGACCGCAACAACGTCTCCAGCTTGAATCCAGCCCAGCTTGAACCCAGCGCTGTATTGGATCTTTCTGTGTCGCCCTGAAAATGCGCGGCTCATCCAGTTCACAACCCGCCCAGCGGTAGCACGGCTGCTCACCAAATCTGTCTCAATGTCCAGCGCCTTTGGACCGTACTTGGAATGACTGGTAACGGCGTAATCGTTGTGCCACACAAAACCGCTTGTTTGCCTGTCCAAATCGCCTGTCACTGTGACCTGTTTTCGCAGTTTGTTGAACCTCGCATTCAAGCGGTACCTCAAGCTGATCTCGTTGTACACGGGTGTTCCCTGGTACTCCACATCGCTCTGACGGTAAATGTGTGTATCAGCAATCAGCTTTGCTCGGGCGTCGTCCACTGTTGCATCATACCTCCACACCACCGGGTACAAGCCTTCAGCGCTTGCTCGCAGGCTGCAGGGCAAGAGCGGCAACAGTTCATCCTTGATGAAGTCCATTACATTGACCCGAGCACCGATGTAGCAATCAATCTCATACGCGTTCAAAAACTCCGCTGCTGCTGCTGTCTTGCCGTCTGCAACTTTGGCTCCGGATTGGTGCAGCAAATACCTGAGCACATCCCCAGCGCCCGAAAGATAGTCCACAGTGCTGCTTGAGGTGCTGGTCCTGCCTCGCCTGTATGGGTTGAGCAGCCCTCCACCGCCCTCCTCCATGCGAAGAAAGTAGCTGTCACCTGCTGTGTATTGGCCTGTGAGCGTTACGAAGCTGAACACAATTCCATTTGAGTCTTGCTCTTGGGTGATCGCCTCGCTGTTAATCACCGTTGCTGCTCCAGTATTACCTGACACGGCGACCACCTTGGTAGTAGCAGCAGTGACCGGGTGACCAGCGATCAAACCTT